GTATAGCTGTGTATCCAGTTAGCAGGGTCTACATACTCAATGTTTACACCATCATTAATTAAAAATGAATGCTTTGCTACGCCAATACCGATTGTAGTCATATCGTAATCGATTAGGGTCCTTATTTCTGAATACTCATTCATCTTAAGTACAGTGTCTATTGCTATTTCTTCCGCAATTTCAATGCTAGGTTTATACTTAAGTTGCATGTACAACGATAATTCCTCATCGTTTTCTGGTAATTCATTTGGGTCAACATTAAATGCATCAACTCCAAATTCAGACTTAGTTAGATTAAGGAAGTCTTTTGCGATCATGTCTGACTCTACCATGTCCTGAAACATATTCTTGTGTTCAGCAGACATAACGTCTTGAGCCTCAGCTTTTACCGTAAACAATCTGTCAGACATTCCGTTAACAACAATATCAACAAACTTTGGAATTATAGGTATTGGAGTCCAATCAAGATTTAAGTGAGACATGTCACCATTAATTGATAGCTCGTTCTTATATTTTTGAGTTGGCTGCTCACCCCTAGCGTATAATCTAAGTGTATGGTAATTACCCCACTGATTGTAGAACCTACAACTATTTGTATTTTTTTTAAACCACTCCCCCTCAATTGCCTTTGATACCTTTAAGCCATATTCAATTGTTGCTTTTTCTTCATCTGTTGCGTTCTGGTTGGGGAATGATCTTTGTTGTATTAAGACTGATGGTTTATCCATTATTTTTTTATTTCGCTTCGGTTGCCTGTGTTATCGTATCTTGCAAATTTAATACTTATTTTTGTATTTGTTTTCTCTTGGTTAACGATGTACTTTTTTGTAGACATAATTGCAAGACCAGAGCTAATTGAGGCATCGTGCTTTGTCCTGTTGTTTATATCAAACCTAGCCCAATCCTCAAGTGTTTTTGTGAAATACATAGACCCCATAGAATCTTGGTCACGGTATGTTCCCTCAAGATCCATGCCCACGTATTCTTCAATGTAAGAGCCAATAGCTGCCGCATGGGCTTGTTTTACGTCCTCAGATGAGTTAGGTATACCACCGAGCTCTATCTCTGTCTTAGAGAGCTTGCTGTAGTGTTTGTCTGGGCGATTAATTGAGAATGGTCTGTACCCTCTATTTTTAAAGTGATACAGTAGTCGTTGCTTATTGTTCTCAATTAGTATCGGCATACCATAAAATACACAGGCCATAAGAACATCCTCAAAGAATATCTCAGCTGTCTGAGGCCGTGCTATATACTCTAAAAAAAATTCATTTGTTGGTGCGTTTTCCATGTGAAATTTAGTCATTCCATGAAGGGCACCATTCGATCCACCACCGCCTACAACACCAGATATGTCATACGGGTCACACCCAAACGATCCAATGTTTTCATTTCCAGGATACTTTAATCCCTTCCTGTCTATTACATTGTTTCTTTTGTTTTGCTCTGGTATCCATGACACAAGAAATCTACCCTTCTGATCTGGGGTCCATACAACAGTTGTGTCTGGCTTACCGTCCTTCCAGTGAAAGTAACCCCTAGTTAAGACCCTATCCTTTATTAATGAGTCGTTATAGTCAATCTGTTGGTATATCTTTGTTAAGTTAAACAATGACTGCTTTGACTCATCTCTAAATGCATGAGACTCAGTCCTTGGAAACTGTCGATAAAATTCATTTAGTGCGTCAGCATCAGACTTCAATGCAGTAACCTCGTTTGTCCACCAAGTAATAACACCGTTGGTTATTTTTTCTCCATCCATTCCAATAACTGGTGTTTTTGGATCTTCAAAAACTGGCCATCCATACCTATCAATGTATCCCTCAATATTCCATTCCATTGGTATAAATAAAGAATACAATCCCTGCTTGGTCTGACCATTGGCAGATCGTGATGCAGGGTTACTATCGTTAAATAGTTTCTTAAAATTATCACCACCCTTAGACAATGCATTTGACGTTGATCCCATCATGCACTTACCAACAATCTTTGATCCCAACCTAAGACAGGTCTTTGTTACACGCCAATTGTTTAATATGTTTTCAGGCTTCTCCCACTTTCCAGATTCATCATGAACTAGTAAGAGTAATTTTTCACCGTCATAACTATTGTCAGCAGTATTCTTCCAGTCAATTGTAGTATCAAGACCATCAATCTCTTCAGTCTTTTCATCGTCCATGTTCCTTCTTGTAATCTTTGAGGCTGGAACTCTAAATGCAAGCTCAGTCTTTGGATTGTCCATACCGTCTTGAATAGGCTTGAAGAAGAATGGGTAGTTACGTATTATCGGAACAACCTTATCGGTAAACATTTTTTTTGCGTCAGAACCTGTCTTAGATAGTATACCAATTCTAGAGTCACGAACTATAGTACCAGTGCTACAAGACTCAGACGAGCTCATAAAAGAAAATCCAGAACGTCTATTCTTTAGGTAGCACATACCAAAAGATCTAGCGTCAGCCTTGCAAGCCTCCCAGAAAATATAAAATATCCTGTTTGACTCACGAAAATCAGGAAGTCCAACGTCTATCTTTGTCCACTGTAAGTACATGTAATGACTACCAGTCACGTAGGTAGGGGTGTTATTATTCATAAACCAATAACCATACTCCCTCTTGTCAAACTCTCCCTCGACTAAGTCTATATACCGTGACTTAAAAATATTGTCCCTCCTATTCCAATCAAAAATAGTTTTTATTTTTTGTAGTTCTTCAGGGTATTCTTTTGGAGTCCAAACATTGTTAAAGTTGTCTACCTTGGTTGGGGTGCTTGGAAGGGCAACCTTTAGTCCTCCTATTTCGTATATCTCACCTATAGTACCGTCCTTAGATATTACAACAAAGTCATAGTCACTGCTGTATCCGTAAGACCATGCTTTCTTTTTATTCCTTGTAGTTACAACACTTTTAGGAACTTGATCTAAAACAACCCTGTATAAGTTATTTTCCATTCTTAGCTCTTCCTTCGGCAAATCCTTGCCTTCCATGATCAATCTTAACGATGTCTACATTTTTATCTTTGTTTTCCTCCTCCTCAATCTTATGTAGCATAGATAGTGCATCGTCAAAGGCTAACTTTTTAGCAGAGGCTGCATTTTTTAATTTATCGGCAGTAAGGTCGTCCTCAGCATGAGTAATAATTGGCTCCATCAGAACCTTAATAAGCTCGTCAATAGCCTTCTTACCAGCCTCAAGTATCTCTATTTTTTTAGACATATGTTCCTGTTGTACATTCTGTAAACTAAATCACCGTTTATCTTAAACTCATACTCGCTGTCTGGAGTAAATGAAACTACATCTCCTACAGATACGCCCTCTAATTCATTATTGGTAAAGATTAGTTCACCCCATAATTCCTCAAGACTACCCAAAGACGAGAACACCTTATCCTCAGATGGGATTGGCTTCACAAAACAGAATGGTGACGGTGCCATCCAATCAGATTTACCTGACTTGTAAAGGTACAGTTGATCGTCCTGAACAATAAAGAAGTCGTCAAACAAGTAGTTCCAGCTACTCTTTTGTCTACCCTTCATGTCGTAGTAAAACTTAAATGTGTTGTGATGAACAACGACTATGTCTCCTGGCATTATTGGTCCAGTGTAGTACATTGGTGTGCATATTACCTCAGCAAACCTATTTGTAGATTTGTGGTCCTCCTGTGATGAGCTTATGACAAATGGCTTACCTCCGTAAGTTCTTATATTATCGTACCGCTTTCCATCAACTGGCTTGATGATAAAACAGTATGGTGACTTCATTAAAAATCTATTTTAAACTCTATTGATGTTGGAACGTTACTAGAAAAAGTTTTCCACTTAATTATTTCTCCAGATTTAATTATCCATATAGATATTGATCCAGAGTCATCCTTTAGTATGGAATCTATTACCCAAGTTCTATCAAGAACTTCTTGCCCTAACATATAGTGCATGCACTTCATGTAGTCAGGGCCAATAGACACTTTTCTAATTATATTCACCTGTCTGTAGATTTACTTTAATGTCTCCATACTCCTTAATTATCTCATCCTGATAAGACGATAGATCAAAGGCTGCTGTTTCAAGATTTGAAAGTGTAGCGATTTTTTGGCTTTTAAGTCTATTGAAGGTAACCTCAATATCTGCCAATTGGAACTTTAATTCCCGAAAGTTTGTGTTAAGCTCAACTAACTTAGAGAGCTCCTCTTTTTTTATTTTTTTCATTTTATTAAATTTATTATGCAAATATACTAATTATAATGATATATACCACTTAAGATCAGAGTGATTGTACTGAAAACATACTGGGGTATTTGCTACTAATGCAGCAGGTGCACCAACAAAGGTAGCACCAGTAGATATCCATGTTGTAGTAGGTCTTGCAATTGTGGACATTACTGTGTACTTTATTCCATTTAAGTTGGAATTTGTAGCGGGAAAAGTTATTGCAAAACTAGCTCCAGCAACTGTGCCAGTAAAGTATGTGTTTGTGCTAGTAATTGTAGCAGATGTTGCTGAATTTGTTGCAACAACAGAAGCATTAACATTTAATACACCACTGTATATTAAGTCAAAGACTGATTGAACAGTAAAATTAAATGTCTCTCCCGTACTGTCTGATCCAATTAATGTAGTACTTGTTGTTGGCGTTGAATTGTTATAGCTATTTATTTTCATTTCCCTTGTCCTTTATATTTTTTTTTATAATTCTTTGATGTCTTTAATTGTGATGTCTTGCTCTTAGCATGAACGCCAGGACGACTGATAAATCGAACTATTCTTTTGCTGGACTCTAATTGCTTTTTCATTTATAATTAATCTTCACCACCTGCATCAAGATATTCTTTTCTTTGTCTATTATATCTTCGATTTATAGAGGCATTATCCCTTTTTGCTTTTTCTAAATTAGCTCTAGATGTGCTTATTTTACTTAGGTTTGGCTTGTCCGCAGGATTGCCGTAATCTAATAGAAATTCAGAAGGCCTAGATGACACGGATTTAAGGTTTGTATTAGTTGGAAGTTTTTCATCAGCCATTAATGCTCCTTTAATATTAGACTCTTTATTAAGCCTATCAGCCTCTGCATTTGCTTTACTAGTATAACTTTTTATTTGTCCTTGACTAGGTGTAACCGTTATTTCAGCTAAATTTTGAAATCTAGGCTCTGGTGTTGCAGATAGCGGTGTATCACGATGCGTTGTTGTTTTTGTTGTTCTTCTTCCGTAGTTCATATCTTTTTTTTTTATATATTACAAAGTTACATATTTTTTTTAAATGTCATTTGATTCAATCAATGTTAATGTAAAATGATTGCCATGAAAGTCTTTTGCTTTATTAATTATAGCCATAAACTCATTAAAGTCCTTAGTTTTTTTAAATACCAAACATCCTTCTGACCAGTTTTCTACAAAGTTTGAAACAGTTCCTGCCTTGTGTATGTTAATTCCAAACATTCCAGTATCAGTCTTTGTCTCATCAAATGTCATGTCTTTATTTTTATCTCTCCATACAGTTACATTGCCTAGTCTTTGGCATAGTGCTTCATACTTTCCTTGGTGCTTAGATATAGCATAAACACCTCTATACTGTCCTGGAACTAATCTTGCTACACCTTTAGAATTATGGAATTGAATAACTCCCTTCTTGCCTGGCTCAGTAGTAGCATCCCAATCATGATAGTGCCATTTGCCATCTACTCTATAAGAGATAGTTAATTTGTCATCAAAGATATTAGTTACCTTTTGACCAGGTTCTGAGTTCCTTACTCCTACAATATTCACATCATAGTCTTTAGCACTTGCAAAGTATACATATCCTTTAGCCTTTACAGCTTTTTCAATTTGTTCTCTAGTGTATGTCATTTCTTTATTTTTTTAATGTCATCGTTTATCTCAGCACTTCTAGATAGTAGGTTCTTAAGACTGGTCCATAAATCGATGTTCTTAACTCGCTTCCATGACTCATTGATCGACATCACCTCGATGCTGGCTAGCACTAGTGCAACTACCTTAGTTAACATAAATGGTACACTGAAAAAAACAAGGATGATATCATTTAGAATGAATATATCTATTAAAAAAAACATTATAACGGTCACCTCATATAGTGCCAACTTACTTATAATAGCAGATAGTCTTCTAGATGTAATCTTCTCTCCTATCTTATTAGCCTTCCAGATTCCTGCAACAGTATCTATAACAATAAGTACTCCAATCATCAGAAGTATTCCTGATATTGGTAAAAAGAATGCAAGGCATATAGATATAAGTGTCAAAATTTTTGATTGTATAGATAGTATCAATAAAGATAATTGTGTTTTCATAATAAATAAAGTTTAATCAGCTTGTAACCAAAGTATATAAGGAGTATTATAAATAGTATTACCCCTAGTACAGCGAAGAAATTTACCCACCACGGAATATATTTAATCTTCTCTGGTTTTAAAGTTTTGGTGACAACTCTGGTATGATAGACATCATTACCCTTAATTGTTTTATATATTGTGTGTACCTTAGCTTTTGTGTAGTACACATTATCTTTAATCTTAGTTTGTACGCTTACTAAAGTTCCATCCTTGTCTCTTAGTTCCTCTTTTAATTTAGATATAACATTGCCTAATGAGTCACAATAAAGTGTGTCGATTAAAGTTATTGTTTCACCAGGTATTGTTATTGTAGTATCCTTAAGCTGTATTACAGTTACTGTACTGTCTTTTTGTACACACAACGGGCAATATTTCGCCAGTCTTTTTTCCAAAGAGCATGACGACAATAATAAAAGTAATATGACTAAGTATTTCATTATGGTTCTATTAATACTTCGTTACTTATTACAAAATCTGTACCCTGAGAATTAGTAGCTGTACATTTAACTGATATATTCTGTCCTACATCATCATAGGTTGCTATATAAATGTCAAAAGTCTCTCCTCCTATTGCACCACCATTACGCAGCCATTGATAAGTTAAAGTAGGTACAGGGTTTCCGCTCCATTCATTACCCGTAAAACTAAGGGTGTAATCCACATAGTAAGTTGTAAGTGCATCTATTGCAGGTAAGCTTAAATTTTCAGGTGCAGAAAGAGCAGCCATAAGCAAATAATTGCTAGACACAAAATTTGAACCATAGGCATTACTTGCCTGTACTTGACACGCCACTTGTAATCCTGCATCTGCTTCCTGAGTAATATAAGTTGTAGATGTTTGACCTACAATTAAATTTATTCCTCTATACCATTGATAGGTGTATGTAATTGGAACGGCACCTGTATATGAGCCTACACTTGTAAGAGTAAGAGTAGAACCTACAACTTGCCCACCTGATATTACAGGTGGTACTGTATTAACAGGATTAGATGGTGGGCCTGATGTTTTTTTCCCCTTTACAGATATGCCTATTCTTATTTGCACAATTAAAAGCTTTTAAGTAATACAGTT